TAGCTTTTAAAGAATGCGTTACATTAAATCAACCAAAGCTTGCTATGGATATTGTTAAACTTATTGATAACATAGTTAAAAATAATTTAGCTAATACTCGTATTAATGATTTAAACTTAGAGTCTATTTTTAAAAAATTAGAGGTTGATTCTAGATTATTACTTTCAAAAAAAAATAAAAATAGAAAATATAGTATCTTTGTTAATTTAAAAAGTATTATAATAACTATTAACAATTATTTGGATTTTACTAAAAGAAAAGATAGTTACTTTTTAGTCCAACTTTTATTAACTTTAACAGGCTTTCATAGATGTTTATTTTTAAAATTACCTTTAAATATTGATAGCATTTTAAATCAATCAAGTGTTAAAAAAGAAGTACTAGATTTACATGTTAACATATTAAGAAAGCATATTAAAAGTTTTATGAATCATCATAATTTAAAAAAATTTGATCCGATGGACACTTTAAAAAATATTAAAGGTAACCAAATTATTGAAGCTTTAAATGTGTTAAGTAAAAGTGGGCCAAACGGTGAAATTTTAAATTCTATACCTTTAGATATTAACAGTATTAGAAATGATGATACATTATTTGATGTATTAAATTTTTTAATTAATAACTGTGAAAATTTAGAGTTAACTAATATTTGAAAAAATTTTAATAGTGTAGATGTGTCTGAAATTAATTTAAATAAATTTAATTCTAAAATTAATGTTATTGTTCAGCAAGGCGGGAAGAATAGAGTAGTTGGCCTAGTTGATATTTTAACTAAAATCTGCTTAACACCTTACGCAACTGTATTAAAAGACGTTTTATATAGTATTGAGCAAGATTGCACTACTAATCAGAGAAAATATATTGATAGAGTACTAACTAAAAGCATTATACCAGTTGGCAATTGAACTAGTATGGATATGGAAGCATCAACTGATAAAATAGATAGACAGGTAATAGAATTAATTCTTGTTGAAATATTTGGTGTTACAGTTGGAGGTAATTTATTATCTTTAATGTTTGACAGAAAATATGAGTTTAACGGTAATACAATAGAATACGGAGTCGGCCATGCTATGGGTATGCCATGTAGCTTTCAGTTACTAGGTATTTTTAATCATCTATTAGTATATAGTGC